CCGTCCACTTAACAGTCCCAGTCTCTTCTTGCCCAATAGTTGGCACTACACCTGTCGCTTTTTATACCAGCACTACGTGCACAATAAGATTTTTTTCGTGCTTTATTATTTTTATGCATGCCTAATTTAGCATCACCGAAAGTAATGCGTTTAACTTTATTCCCATCACTGCTACATTTACCAACAAAGACTACTTTACGTTTTTTACCGTATCCAGGTTCACCTTTACGCAAAGCTCTAGGTTTATTAAGTGTAACTTTTTTACCTTGATATTCTGCCATTACTTCTTCCTCGCCTTTCTAATAGCCTCTTTACCTTTTTTAAATATACTTGCTACCTGACTTTTACCCATGACTTTAGCTCTTTGTTCACCTACAGTTAATATTTGTATTTTTCTAGCGAAGGGTTTTTTAATCTTCTTAACTTTTGCGACTGTAGCTCTTGCATCTGCAGGAGTTGCAAATTTAATAGGGACTGTGTCTTTTGGGTTCTCATCTGTGTATAAACGTCTTCCGCTACCTTTAGGCTTTTTACCTGTACCAGTTTTAGGGTCACGTTTCTTTCTAGGCATTTTAAAAGTATTTAGTTTTTCTTTTTTTACTAGACATCACAGCACCGCATCCTCTTGAAACAGCACCGCCTGCTTGCATTGGTTTAGGTATAACACCTTTGCCCATCAATATATCTTTTTGTGTGATTTTACCATCTCCGCTAAGATCAGGAAAGCCACCTTTCTTTTCTCCACCTTTAGCCATTTTCTTTTTCTTTTTGCCTCCCTTTAATAAATCTTTATCTGCTTTTCTTGCTCCGCCTTTTCCTGTAGCAAAACTTCTTACACGACCACAGCCCCAACTATGTGAGCTTTGTCCTGGACGAGAACCTGAACTAAAGTATGCACCTTGACCTCTTTTATATACTTTATTAAGTGTAGCCTCTGATTTACCACTACTCTTAGCATACTTCTTTACGCAAGCTGGTGTTCCCATTATTTCTTCTTCCTCCTTACAACTTTTCTTCTCTTAGTTGCTGGTTTCTTTTTATCTTTAGCCCTAGACTTTTCTACAGCTTCATAATCCTTCTTAGTCATTTTACCAGAAAGATACTTCTTTCTAGTTTTGAGTATTTCCCTCTCCCTAGCTTTAGGGTTCTTAGCACCTTTAAGGTATGCTCTAGGCACTCCTTTTTTACTTTTTGCTACCTTTGGGAACTTCCTCTTCATACAAATTATTAAATGTTACTAACGGATCCATATAACTTACATGTCCTTCTGCTGAATGTGTCCACTGAGATGGTCTAAAATCTGGTGCTCCTGCTCCAGTTTCCCACAGTGCTGGGCTTGTAGCCCTCACTCTATTGTTAGGTAATGCTACAAAGTTACCTTGCCACTCACAGTCTTCTGTAATATATAAGACATGAGACTGTTTGTGTTGAGCTGAATCATCAGCTATATCATTACCAGTGTAGTCAACAGTAAACATATATTTACCATTATAAAAGTTTCCATCAATTTTGCAAAGCCACGGTGAAGAAGATACTCTGTCCATAACCACGACAGAGTGATCTCTTGATTCACAGTCCCAAGGTTGAACTAAATGATCTTCCATAGGAACTGGATATTCTTCACTAGGGATATCAGCAACAAGAGCCTGTATTGGCATCCTTGCCCACATCGCCCCACCGTGTATATTTCCTTCATCCCAGTCTTCGCATTTAGACTCTTCTCCTGTGAACACTACTTGAAAACTTAATGATCTATCAGGTATCGTGTTAACTGCTATAGCGAGTGCGTGAAGATATTCTCCGTGGTACTTTTCGTGGTTATGTGTAAACTCTCTTCTTACCCAACATTTAAAATGTGGGATGTTACTGATGAGATGCGCCACTTACTTTTTCTTTCTTCTAGTGGTTTTTCTCTTAGCTCCACCCTTTGACATTCTACGCTTCATGCCACCTTTTGACATTCTACGCTTCATACCCATTTTGCTTCTTCTCATTACCATGGTATTAACCCCATTTTTTAGTTTTAGTTCCGCCCCAATATTCTACAGCATGTCCTTCCGATATAAGTTTTTGACATACATCTTCACCGTCTACTGTATATGGGACGCCCAGTATTCTGCCATATTTCCCCTTACCTAGTGATTTCACTTTGAAGGTTCCAGTGCAGAGTTCTTTTAGCCTCTCTTTGGCTTTTAAACCTAGTGCTTTTTCTGCTAGGTTTCTTGTTCTTGATTCTGGTGTATCTATACCAGCTAGTCTGACTCTTTGTTTGTGTAGCTTGACATCAAACCCAAGATCTAATACACAGTCAAAAGTATCTCCGTCTACCACTCTATCTAATGTTGCTCTGTATACAAACTCGTCAGGTGTTTTACTCATGAGTATTTAGTGGTTTTCCTACGGTTAGGCATGACTGCTCCACATCCTCTGTGTTTTGATTTCATAAATACGCCACCTGTTTGCATGCCTCGAGCTTGCTTCATCTGAGCTTCTGTTGGTGCACCTTTGTCACCCTTCTTACGCATTTTTTCTCCACGCTTTCTTTTAGCGTGAATGTTTGCCCAGAGTCCAGGTCTTTTCTTGGACACTACCTAACTCCGCTAGGGCTAGAGTTGAATTTAGTGCCTCTAGTTGCTGCTCCTTTACCTTGAACAGTTTTCTGACCTTGACCAAAAATATCGCTATTAGTTTTAGTTAAAACTACTGGTCCTTTGACAACTTTTGATAAGTCTATCTTTTTAGGGGCAGGAAAATTAACTTCTTTATATTTAGTTGTATCTTTCATTTAAGTACCTTTTGTGTTTGTATCTGCTGATCTGACATCTTTTAATATCTGACCATAAGTTTTATTATTGTCATTTTGAGCCCTTAGTAAAGCTTCTTCTCTATCCTGAGCCACCTTCATTTCTGCTATAGCTTCTTGTGATTCTATTTTAGCTAAGTCTACCTGACTTCGTAAAGCATCAGACTGAGCTCTTTGTGCTATCTCTTCACGTTTAAGTGAAACTATAGGATCCATCTGGGCAGCTTGTTGTGCTTGTAGTAAAGCTTGTTGTTGTCCAGTTACTTGCTGAGTAGCATTAGCAGCAGCAAGTGCTATTTCGTTCATAACTTGTGGATCTTGTATTTGTTCAAGCGGTGGAAGTTGTTGACCTAGTGCTTGCTCGATCTGTTGTTTATATACCATGGAAGTGTGTTCTTGTATATTCGCCTGTATAGTTTGTAGTGCTACAGGATTCTGCTGCATCATGGGGTTCTGTAAAAAAGCTGTATGTGCAGTTATGTATGCATCATGGTTTTGAAACTCAAAAGCTTTTATAGGTTGTCCTAAGATTGCTGCTTGTTGTTCACTGACTGGATCTCTAGGCGGTACTTCTTCTTGCGGAGGTAAAAGTAGATCTATGTTTTTTACTTCTAGGGCTTCATACATTCTTTTGTATGCTTCACGCAGGTTATGTATTTGTGGTGCAGCTTGTGCCATCTGTAGTTCTTGTTGAGCTAACATTACACGTTGAGCCATACTAAATATATTAGGATCACTGACTGGAATAATATCTACACGATCATCAAAGTCTGACTGTTTGATATCAGAGGGTGCGCCTTCCACCGCATAGGGATACGATGGGGGTAGTGATCTAGAGAAAACTCCAGCCAGTAATCTAAATTCTTTCTTTTGAGCAAAGTGTAAACGTTTATGTATAGCTGACATAACCTTTGTACCACGCTCTAACATGGCTACAGTTGTGCCTACAGGTAGTTGTTGACTACCTATATCACCAACTTGCATGTCTGCTATGCTTGCAAACCTTCTACCAGAGTCTATAAGTATGCCTAATAGTTGATTTAATACATTACTTGGCTCTTTATACGGTAAAGGCATTAAAGCGTCACGTATTGTGCCTCCTGGAACATCTACATCCCTAAATTCTCCAGGTCTGAGGGGTTCATCTTCACCTTGTACACGCATACCACGTGCTTTGAAGCCTGCGGGGAGATTACTCAGCGTTCCAGCGTCGATTAATTGTCTTAAAATAGAAGTTGCGGACTTAGTTAGCCCTCCAATCATGTGAATTAAGCCAAAACCGTAAAATCCTAGTCCTGGAAGGAACTTATAGTGTACAAAATACTCTTTTTTACGGAATAATTCGTCATTTATGCCCCAGTTTCTCCTTATTGAGAGTATTTCACCTGAATCTTCAAGCAAAGTTACGATATAAGGCACTCCAAACTCATATTCATCAATGCCTTCTAGCTCTAAATCAACGTGAACCTCTAATAATGTGTACTCATTATAGTCACTGGTGGGTTTACTGATGCCTTGAAGCTCGTCGATCTTGTCTTTAGCTTCGTCATAACTCATTTCTCCTGGTGATCCTATATCAAAATCACGATAAACACCACTTAATTGCATTTTTCTGATGTCATTGCCTGTCATTGTGATGACGTGTGTGATTCTTGGAGATGTTTCTAAGTTAGTTGTGTCATAACTTACGACTAAGTTTTCAGCTTTTACAAAAGCAGAGGTCGCTCTACCCAGTAATGAATCAAAATATACTTTTTTAAATGCGCTACCAGCCAGCGGTAGGTAAAATAACAGACTATCCATATCTGGATCATACTCTTCCATAACCTCTGTTATTTGGTAGTTCATAAAATCCTTGACACGTTTGCTTTGTTTTGCTATCTCGGGAGTGTCAAGTCCTACCACTTTGGTGTTTACGGGACCATTGGCTGGCAGCAACTCTTTATAGGCTTGTGCCTGAAACTGTGTGGCTGCTTCTGAGAGTAGTGGGTGTGTTACTCCACTTGCTCCTGGGAAAGGCATATCACGTTCTTCTGATTTTATACCTAATAAATCTAAACCATCAGAAAAAGTTTGTAACCATTCATCACGTGATTCTTTATCTTCTTCAAAAGCTGCGATTAGTTCACCTGATATCTCACTGAGTGAATCAGGGTCTAAAACTGTAGCTAGGTTAGAGTTGTGTTCTGTTTCTAGGGCTTCTGTATCAGTCATAGGAAGCATCTGACCGTTAGCCCCTACTTGAAACTCTACACCTTCTTCATCGGTGTTGTCTTCAAGTTCTACAATTAATTCTGCTTCTTGAGTTATAGGATTATCTCGCTTAGGATATCTTTGTGCTTCGATCGCCATTATTTTCTCTTAGCTACTTTTTTCTTTTTGACAGGTTTTTTATATCTACTCTTTTGATCTTTATTTATCTTCTCGAGTTTTTTCGCCTGTGCTGCATGAAGTCTACTAGCTTTTTTCAAACCTTTGATGACTTCATTTAAGTCTTTTGTGTAGTGCGACATATTTTTTCCTCCGCCTTTGATCAATAATAACTTATTTTCTTCCGATATAAAACTTCTTCTTCGTAATCACTTGGTAGTTGTACAAAGCCACCTTGTCTAAATCTCATTAATGCTTGTGTGGTTGAGTCTACTAAATCGTCGTGATCACCTGCTGGGAAAGCTGCACATTCTTCTATTACTTCTTTTGCCCAGTTAGTGTCAGGATACCAAACCATACCAGACTCGAACAATGGTGCACAGGCATTGACTCTTGCTACTTTGTCGTTGCCTTTTGATGGTGTGTAGTTTTGTACAGGTATACCTACGTTCCGCAGTTCTTGCGTGAGGGGCATACCACTTGCTTTACCTTCTATGATAACTACGTCTGGTTCCCAGTGTTCGTATTGCTTAAACGCTTGACCTTTAAGTTCAGGGAAATTGTACTTGCCTTTTACTACATCTAATAATATGATGTGTGGAGCATCGCCGTTATATATTTCTTCACCACCTAAACGACCTTCTGGATAAAACACACCCCATGTTGTAATGGCTGAGTAATCCGCAAGCTCTGATTTTAAAAATGCAGTATCATAACTTTGAATAATATAATCACATTGAGGAGGCTTGTCGTATGGCCATTCTTGCCACCACTCCCTTTTTATAAGTGCACCTTCTTCTGATGTAGGGTTCTGCATATATTGTGCGTGCCACTTTGGTCCACCCCTTAATGAAGCTTTGACACTTTCCATTTCTTCTATGGTCCAATATTCTGGCCACAGTGGCTTACCGCTGGGTAATATAGCAGGAAGTTCTATGAGTTCCCATTGATCTGCTTTAGGATCTCGTGCCGCATCTTTGAGTAATCTGCCTGTTAAATCGTTTACGTTCCACCGCGTCATAACTATGACGATGCTACCTCCAGGTTGAAGACGTTGTCTTGGTCCACTGGTATACCACTCGTACACATCGTCCATGGACTTTGGGTTAAGAGCATCTTGCTCTGAGTGAGGGTCATCAATAATAAATAAGTCCGCACCACGTCCAGCTAACGCACCGCCCACACCAGCTGCATAATACTCGCCTTTGAGTTTAGGGTTACGTTTATCTTGTGTTTCCCATTTACCTGCTGCCTTGCTATCTGGGTTTATGTTTACGTTGTCGAATATTTTTTCGTAATCTTCCATTAACATAAGGTCACGAATTTTTCTACCAAATTTTACAGCAAGGTCTGCCGTGTGTGTTGCTTGTAGTATCTTGAGTGATGGGTTACGACCTACTAAATATGCAGGAAAGTAGTGTGAAGCGAACTCAGACTTCGTGTGCCTTGGTGGCATATTTATGATGAGCCTTTTTATTTTACCGTCAGCTATACGGTCAAAGGCTTCTGCCATCTTTTTATGATGAGCACCTTCCACGAACGATGGCCACTGGGTTTTGACAAAAGATAAAAACTTTGATTGAGCTTTTTCTACACGCTCTAGTTCTTGTAACCTTTCTGATAGTTCTAGGTGTTCTTTTAGAACTTCCTCTGGCAGTTGTTCAAGCTCGGGTCGATTCGTCATGTAGCGATCTAATACTTAAGAGGCATTAAGTTTACCACTCCACCTCTATTAAGGTCCATCTCTATTTGACCTTTAGGTAATTGATCTCTGAGCAGTTTTTCTTGCTGATTAAGTTCTTGTAGATTTTTTTCTGCACTCTTGATAAGTTTTTCACCGCCTGTGATATCGGCTTGGTAATTAGACTCCATGCCAACTTTTTTATCTGCCATGCCTTTTTGTAATTGTGCTTGGAACTTGGCTCGTTGTTTTTGTATCTCAGCTATTTTCTCCATTAGTTTATTGACTCTTGCTATTCCTACTATGCCTTTGCCTAATGGTCCAGCAGTTAGTGATGCATAGTCAACAGGGTTAGTGGGATCAAAGATTATATCAGTAAAATCTTTTATGCTGAGTTCTAGTACGTCTTCTGTAGCCATAAAAATTTTGCAAAAAATTTTTTAAACAGTGTTATCTGTGTATATAGTGTAGTCTAGGTAGCATCAAAAGTAAAATCCTAATCCAGTGTATCTGAAAAACTCAGCCTGTAGCCTTATATATAATCGTTATCGTATAAGGGGGGCGGGGGGTATAAAAATCACGGTTCCTGGTCGGCTCAAACGTAGGCGTAAAAAAAGGGTAGCTGTTACGCTACCCTTAATTACTAGCCAGCTATTAAGCTTTAGGCTCAAGGGTAATAAACCCCCTAGCTAAATCGTACTTAATATCCTGGGCGTTAACTAACCTAGTAGCTAAAGCCTCGCTAACTGTTTTACCGCTAAGGGCTAAATGCCTTTCAGCGTTATGGGTAGCCCTAGCTATTTTCCCCGTAGCTGTATAAATCATAGCCCCGTCTAAACCGCCTAAGTTTACTTTTACCTCGGTAGCTTTTTTATTAGTAGTAGTTTTCATAATATTTTCCTTTAATTAAGTTAAGCGTAATTACTTAACTAAGGCTCATATTATCCTAAGTAAAGTTTAAAGTAAAGTATTATTTTAGCAATTTTAAAAATAAATAATCGTTCAAAATTTAATCAATCGTCCGTGGTCGCTGTGCGATCACACTGTGATCATGGACCATGGTCCACTTCCCATCGCAATATGCATATTCATAACGGACTTTTAGATTACCATCAATAATCCATGCAACGTTTTTCTGATTACCTTGCATTGTGATCGTGATATAATGACCGTGGACTATTGGCTATTGGCTGGGAGTCCACAATCCACAGTTCACAGTCCATATCTCATAGCTTTTTTACCTTTGTCCGTGTGCTCATGGAAAGTTAGTTCTATATATAGGTCTACAGTTCCACAAACCATCGTCCTTAATCTCTTTCACATGCTTTATGTTACCTTGTACTTTAGTACCATCACATTACCAAGAACCACAGTCCACACACCTATTACCCTACACAAGTCAATAGGTCGCTAATAGCCTAGCCAATAACCCAATAAAAGCGATCTACCAAGAGGGTTCCAGGGAACACCCTATTACCTTATTGGCAAATTAGAGATATTTTACGAAAAAAGAATTATAAAATTGGTGAGAAGTAATATAGAAACAGCATAACCCAGAACGGTAGAAGTACCACGAGCCACGCTAAAGTGTTCAGGATATATTCAAACTTGGTTACTTTCAAGGGCACTCTCGAAGCAAATATCAAATAAGTAAGGATCTCGCTCACTGTCCAGATAACTTAAACCCAGCTTCTCGGTTATATTATCAAGAGGAGTATGAAGCAAATTAGTAGTAATACGAGTATGAAAACCACTTACAGTTGCAAAGTATTGGTGCTCCATGATTACATACACAGGTTCCTTAAAAGTATGACGAGGATTTTTACCAAACATAGCAGTTGTTACATCTTTATTTTGACTATTGAGTAAGCCAAACTGCAGAGGGGTGAGTTGTAAAGCGACAGTTGCGCCACTCTCCTCACCATAACGAGCATATATACAAGGTATATAGCCAGCGGATGAAGTCTCATAGATTCCTTGACGAAAACCTACTAGGCGATCAGCCACACTTTCTACAAACATATCTTCGATATCGATTAATGAATAATGTAGTTCGTAAAACTCATTGTGGTGCTCACGGATAGTGTCGACCACAGGTTTTACATAGTCTACATAGTTTTTAAAAGCGGTATATTGATTCATAATATTATTCCTATATTTATTAAACTTAATAATATAAGTATAAGTAAGAGCCTAGCGATCACTACCATAGTTCACGTAACTCATTAATAACTTTACCAACCAATATCCCTAAACAATACCAGCCCACAATAATAATTAAAGCTTGAAACAAGTACCACGGAACATAGATCAAAGTTATAAGTAAGTCCATCATATCCTCCTAAATAAGTCAGGATGTACCACAGGCTTGGGTGTTGAGCTACCCCAGTCATAACCATGTATCCTGTCTTTTTTCCAAATATCCACAAGATAGCGCCAGCCTCCAACCACATCATGTCTATCTTTGAGGGCTTCACGCATTTTTTTGCGTATAGTACGCAACGGTAGATGGGCATAAGTGTATAGAACGTTGTCTAGTGTATTAAAATAGTTCTCCATAATTTTTCCTATTAGGTAAAGGGTGGCGAGGGGCTGGCACGCATTTGATTTTAGTCCTCATTAAGTACTCGTGTCTAGAACAAGCCATAGTACACCACATTTTACAGTTAAGCAATCAGCATAAACCCCTTGCTGATATCATACTTGATATCACGAGCATCAACCAGTCGAGTAGCTAGTGCTTCCTCAACTGTTTTACCGTCTAGGGATAAATGCCTCTCTGCATTATGGGGTACTCTCGCCACTTTATCCTTATTATTTTTAAGGACAGCTTTGAGGTCAAGACCACCAGCGTTTACCTTTTTAGTAGTGCTGGCTGCTATATCTGCTAAAGGTCGTTTAGCTGATTTAGACTTAGGTGCAGTCGCCTTAGGACTAGCTTTTTTGGCTGTAGTAGATTTTGGCATAGCCTTTTCTCCTTTCTTAAAGTTAATGTAATTACTAACTTATGCCTATAATTATTATATAGAAGTAAAGTAAAGTAAATACATGATCACGTTATTCAGTATATCTTTTTAGAGGTCGGTCTTCATAGTTATATACGGACACGTCACCACGATGACCTACCCAACCTATAACCATATTGTCAGCATCACGAATGATCCAACCACCCATACGTAAATCAGAGTGCTCCTCGATAGGTATCCTCGTATAGTCCTCGGGCACTCGTTTATAAAATAATTCTACTGCTTGATGGAATGTATGTTTCACTTCTTCTCCTACATTATATTGACTCTTGTGTAACTGTATAACCTTTACTATCCTACTAAGAGCAAGAGGTTCGGCTACCATCTTCTAATCTCCCAGGACCTGCAATAAAATTGTGGTAATCTTCTTTTACGTTACCTTCTTTATCAACCACCAAACGTTTAAAATCTGTGTGATAAAACAAGGTGTTTAAGTAAGCACCACCTACTTCTTTAGAAACACTTTTAGACACCCACCACGACTCATCCTCTTCGCTCCACAAATAAATAAACTCTATAAACAGCGTATCGACCTGCGACATATAAGCACGAAGGCTTGGAAAACTTTGGTGTCCCTCGGTGTACTCTTCTTCAGCTATCTCGTCAATCGTAGGTTTGAGCGACCTGATACTACCTAAAGAAATTAACGCTTTTACATCTTTAGTAGAGGTGTAGTTATCTAAAAGCATTTTACCGTTGTGCTCTAAGTAACCGTCATAATGACAGTATATTGACCTAACACGATTACTTTCCGTGAGCAAAATTATATTACTCCTGGTCGACATTTGATTCCTCCTTAGCTTCTTCTATTTCTTTTAACAACCTTTTTACTAACTCATCATCATGGATGATACTTACTTTTCCTGACATAATTTCTCCTATAATTAATTTACCCTATCTAGTTTACTTAGAACTAAACCCATCACTAGGATGATTGGTAAATAAAAAGTACATTCTTACCATTCACAACGATAGCCTGATTACTATCAATTAAGTATAATCCCTCACCTTCTTTTTCTCGGTGAGGAAAGTACACATCTAAGAACGTTTTAGCCTCTTGTATATTATCAAAGGTGATAACTTTAAACTTCATCATCCAAAGTTATAACACCTTGAAAGTGCTCCATCTCTTCCTTAAAGCTCCACCGCATCTCTAAGTCCTGATCAAATCCAGGCTGAGATAGGTACTGCATCAAAGCACTAATAACAGGTCTCGGCTCTGCCCAAGCAGTGGTAAAATGATAAACCAGCGTATTATTATTTATACCTTGCTCAACATCGTAAGCATTCCATTTAGTACCCCAATGCTCAACGCACCAATCATACCACCAAGCACTACCATGCTCACTTTTGAGTCTACGGACAGTGAAGTCATCAATATGGTTTTTCTTTATCCACTCAATAGTAGGCATAATAGAATCTATATTTTCAGTCTCCTCCCACGCTACGGGTGATAACTTTCTATCCTCCCACGCTTTTTGAGAATAATAATATTGTTTACCGTCCATATGTAGCACGCTTAAATCCTGTACCTGTGGAGGTATGGGTACGAGCTGATTAAAATCAAAGTCGCTATCCTTACCTTTAAGGTGCTCTTTTATTTTAGCTAAGTCACCACGGTCTGGTGATGCGATAGTTAATATATTATAACAATGATTTGGCATATTTTTCTCCTTATATTTATAACGGCTTTTAGCTTACCTTAGAAATTAGCTGATCCTTAGCATACTTGCGTATGTTCTTAGCTTGCAGCTTTCTTTTTATCTAGGTTATCTATTATTTCCGATACTAACTTACCGCTCTTTGTTTTACGTGGCGATATAGTAACGAAGCCTCGATCTTCTACTTGCGCTTCTGTAATCGGTTTGATCTTAGGGATCTCTCCACGTTTTACTTGATGCCAGCGTTCTATTTTACGCTCAAATTTAGAATAACGAATACTTTGTAATTTTGGTGCACCTGCTTTTTTCCTACGGTGATTTCTTAAAGTTTTAGCTTCCCAATAATTTTTACCGCTGTATTTAGCTTTAGCTCTCTTCTCATATCGAGCTTCTGCTAGTGCATACTCACTACGCAGTAACATATGTAAGTCTTCCATGTCTTCTTGTATGTACGCAGTAAATCCATTATTATCTTCCTCTGCACAATCAGCGTAAAGTTCAGCTTGAGCCAGTATTTCAGGGTCAACACGCATCTCCTGCATGCCGTCCACTTTAAGTAAGCCATCACGCCAGCTTGAACCAGCACTGAACTCAGTTTTGTTACGTGCATATTGTTCTTGCTTATGACACCAGTCTGAGCAGTACTGTCTTTTGAGTCTATCAAGGGGAAGTAATTCCTCACAGTACACACAGACTCTAGCACTCATGATAAAAGTTTCCAGTGATAAAATTAGCTTGTCCTATTATGAAACCGTATGGGTCAAAAACATTTCTCATCAAAACCCCATACGGGCACCTGCCCGAAGCGTCACACACATTCTATCTAGATTACGCCACCTGGAAAACCGCAGCTTAGGAGGGACAGGTTGCCTAACCTTTAACCAGAACATCCTCTAGTAAACCCTTAGCATTGATCCGTATAGTATGTGCTAACGAACCACGATGCATTTTCCTAAAAACTTCAAGACCTTCTTTCTTAGAATATATCTCCTCGTTATGGTCTTTCTTTTCCTTACAGTTCATAACGTACCACCTATTAAAGTTTTCTTCGTACGTGTCACTGTTACAATATTCAAACTCTTTCATAAAACTCCCCTATATTTAATTAACCTTTTTAGCATAGGTTAGAAGTAAAGGAAAGTAAAGTATAAGTTTAGGAAGATAGGCAAGGGTGCTTGCCTGCGCTTTTTACTTCGTTCTATCCCGACAAGCAAAAGATAGGGGGGAAGGTTTAATTACTGTTGCTCTTCGTATTCCCCTTCTATAACCTTGCCTTGAGGTAAGATGCCACCTGTTTCATAGTAGAGTTGCTGCATACGTTCTAGCACTTCTTCTTTTGACATACTGTCTACTCTGTTCACAGTAAGCTCACTGCGATTTACATACAGTCCTGCTGCTTTACCTCTTGCCACTTCGGCAGTCACCGCAGCAGACCACGCACCATTACGCATAGCCCCATCACGTATCTCTTTGAGGTCTACTAAATGGTTACCCAACGTGAGCTCAGCTTTATCTGCAGCTTTTGTTTGTAGTTCATGTATGCGGTCTTTGACTATAGGATTATTATCACTAGCCAACATAGTGCCAGCACGTGCTGCATTTTTCTCACTGTAACCAGCATCTCTTGCAGCGTCTTTTTTCTTCATACCTTTTGCTACGTTTTGTGCAAACTTTTCTTGTTTAGGGGTTAGCTTCTTACTCAAAACTCCCTCCACACACGTAGTTTATAATCGCCTTCGTCTTCTATTTTACGAGTGACAAACTTTTTATTATTTCTTTTACCATAATTAGATATGGCAACCCTGAGCTTTTGTACTGCTACAGAGTCCCAATAATCCTCCACGGTGAAGTGCTGACCTACTTCCATAAGGTGTAGGTTGTACTTATTATTACGTGGCATTATTTCAGGTATAGGTTCACCTTTTTCAAAAGAGGATATTTTCATATATTAATGTATGCTTGGTACTAAACTGTCGTCGATAGTTTCTAAGGATCTCCATATGTCAAGGTCACAGTCAATTATAGCTGAACCCACTTCTGGTAGAAATATGCTAATTCTCATGTGTGGCTCACACTCTTCTCCACCTTTATGCTGATGTAATAAAATAGCACTGGCTACAAAAAATATAGATTCAAAGTCATCGTAACCCATTGATTCTATTGCCTTTTTTAGTTCTTTCTTAAGTCTACCTAAATCTACTTGACGGTTATATCCGTTCTTTTCTGCAAACTTATTTATAAGTTCTATGTCTTGCCATATAACTTTTCTATAATCTTTACTAAACATTAATCACCTTTTATTTATTTAAAATTAAACTCTACTTTACTTTAAAGTCAGTGTAAAGGATTATTCATTACTTCCACCGTACAACCAAAACACAAGTAAATAACGGTCACCCTCTTCCTCCACTGGTAAGCCACGGTGCATGTGTGTAAAACTAGGAAAAAATAAAGCGTGACCACTAGGTAACGGTTCTACAGTAGTACGATTATGAAACTCAGTTCCTCCGCCTTTATAATCTCCAGTGTTTAACGGTACAACCATACTAATATCAGCAGTCTGGTCATGGTGCCACGCACCTTGCTTTTTATCTTTTACGTTATAGTTCGCAATCTGTATAGTTGCTGCAGCATTACAGTAACGTTGCCATATAGACATGAAGATAGGATTCATGACATTAAAAACTACGCCAAGCATCGAGTTAAATAATTCTGGTGCTTTTTCGTGCAGTACTATTTCTGGTATCTGCCTAAGTTCATCTTCTTCTGTGTTAGGTTCAAAGGCTAGATGTTGTTTCATATTTTCTATTTCATCTAGCATAGTGTCACAAAACTCTTGAGTAAACAAAGGCACGGAATAAATATCATGACCGTGATGTGTTACATATTCTTGTAGTAGGTTATTTACATCACCCTGCCCCTCACTTAACTGAAACTCTTTTAAACTTTTCATAGAGTCTTTAGTTAACTCTAGTGTAGTTTTATCAAGCATCCACTCAGCTTTTATAGTAAGTAAAAAATTTTTAATCAAATACGGAGGGGTTTGCATTAAGGCTCCATTTAATTGTTTTTAGCTAGGTTATACCTATATATAGGTTTTTATTATCAACGCTCTAAGGGGCTGCATTTAGCCCACCACCTCAGCGTATCCAGACTTTATATCATACTTTATATCAGCAAGTTTAATACTGTTCTTGCTTAATAATGTTTTGACTTTTACTTTCTTATACAGTTTATGACGTGCTGCGTTTTTCTCAGACTTAGCTATTTTACCTGTGGCTTGAATAATACTTTCATTACTAAACACAGAGCCAGTTTTTACAGGGGCAACCTTTTTTACTTTAGGTTTTTTCTCAGGTGTTTCTACCACCACGCTAGTCATGTCTTTCTCTGCTGGTTTAACAGCTATAGGTTCCATAAGTTTCCATAGCTTCTCTGTGTACTTTTTCTTTTCGTCTATTTTTATACTGGGCACTTTACCCAGCTTCTTTTTACTGTGCATATTCCACACTTTATAGTATTTTTCAGAGTTGATCCACGTACGAGCACTAAATCTATCAGGGTCATATAACAAAGGTGAACCACCTTTTATTTTATGTACTTCTCCCACTGTTGTAATAACAGCTCTCTTATAGTCTGGACCATCAGGTGTATTATTTACAAAGGCGATAACCTTTACGTCTTTTAATTCAGTTAGTTTCATTACTTTAGTTTAGGTATGATTAAGATAGTGTAAAGGAGCGATGCTATAAAACACCGCTCCGTATACAATTATGCAGCGTTAGCGTACTCAATAGCTTTAGTCATAGCTTTCTGCTTCAACGAAGCACGACCGCCAAACCAAGCATTATGTAAAGAAGCGTCACGGTCATGACCCCACTTATGATCGACCACAAAGGTAACTGCGTTCATAGCACCCCACCACGTACCCTTAGATGATTTAAGGTTAGCTCCTGGCTGCTCCTCAATCGCTTGATGTACCATAGCTGGTATGCGTTTAAACTCATCAACCATAGATTGACGAGTAGCGATAGCCTTGACATTACTCATTTTTTCTATCTCATCTTGAGCCACGAGTAACTCAGGTTGAAACAGGTCAGCAATATAATTAACTACTGAATCTTTCTTAAACTTCTTAGAGCTTAAAAACTCAGCTGACTCTTTAAACTCAGTCATTTTATCAGCAGCCAAACCTAGAGCCTGCTCTGCGGACGCAAACACTTGAGTATCAAGAGCTCTAACGTGAGGCATCTTAAAACCAGCAGTGCTTTTATTAGACAAAGCCATGGTCAACGTATTATTACAGACTACTCTAATAGGTGTAAACCTAATCTCATTAGACTTACCCCATTTATGAGATACGCTAACTAATAAGTAACCTAATACACGGTCATCACCAGGAAGCGTAAAGTCTTTACTGACGTTAGCTAATCCCCAAACCTGCTCGCCACCTTTTAGTGAGCCAGCAGTCTCCATCTTCATGTGCCCAGCGTCAGTAAACTTTTTGAAAAACTCAAAAGCCTCTGAGTTTTGACTAGGGATAAACCTTGGACCACATGGACCAAAGGTCTTGTTATCACTATCACGGACTAACACAGAGTAATTTTCTACACCAATGATATCATCACTAGCGTTTACGTCTGGGTCAGCGTGGGTAAATAGATGCCTTTTACTTACTGTCCAATCAAGTCCAGCAGCAACAAGCATCTCTTGTGGTGTAAGGTTATCTTCAACCTGTACACCTAGCCCATGCCAAGGGGTCTCCCCAGCATAAGCCATCGTTTCTACAGCGTGTGCCATATTTTTCTCCTTTCTAAAAATGTCTTCGTATAATTACTAAACATAGGTACTACTTTATATAAAAGCGTTAAGGATAAAAGCATAATGCTAAAGATTATAGGCAAGTTCATAATTTAACCAGTTATCAAATGTAACGACTACCGTGATTGAATTATCTTTACCCCACTCTGAACTCATAGACCACAGAGGAACACACACTCGTATGTCTTGATGATTATATTTCCATATCAGAACTGGGATAGTATCTCCGCAAGAATCACATACTTGTTTCCACCAATCTTCTTTATACCAATTACCATTAGCATATCGTTTACATTCAATAGTGTGATTAGGTATGTTTAAGTCACCCAAGTCTTTTTCTTGATACTGTTCTAGATTACGTTTGACTTTATATTCGTAGCCTATTTCATCAAAGAAACTGTTTATACGTTTAGCTACATCACGCTCAAAAGAAGCACCTTTATTTCTAGAATTTATTTTACCCATGTTTTGTTTTTATTAACCTTACCCCTTCTGATTCTAACCAATTACGCATAGCTTGATTTACAGCCCACGATCCTTGATCCCTAAAAACTTCTTTCATCTTTTTATGTGCGGTGTTGTAAGATTTCAAACCCTTGTAGTAATTACCATCTCCCAGTGTAGAGTATCGTACAATCTGCCATACTCTTTGTTTAGATATGTTGTACTTTAGTCCTATATCTTCTAACGTTGTGTGACTGTTTATATAAGTCATATAAATATTAAAGTATAGATCTTTTAGCTCAGCTTTCTTCATTGAAATATTCCTTATAGTCTGTAACGTTGCCCCAACTTGGACCAATCTCTGCGTCTACTTTATTAGGTACTTTTAATTCTACACAGTCTCTCATTATATCTACGACCTTCTCACATTCTTTTTTATCAGTTACAGATATATTAAGTTCATCGTGTACTTGAGTATGGGCTAGTAACCCTTCTTTATATAAATCGAGCATAGCTTGCTTAGTCATATCTGCAGCTGAGCCTTGTATCAAACGGTTCATAGCTTTATACGTGTAAGCTCGCTTTAACCTACCGCCATACTCATCCATAGCCTTATCAAAAGGTAGTGGTAGTTCTCTTCTATCGTGTGGTTCATATAAATTAAACCTACACTTACGACCCAATATAGTTTTGACATAACCTCTGTTAGCTCCCTGACGAGCAGCAGAGTCACGCAAGCCACGGACAAAGGGTACTCGTTCATGATACTGATCAAACAGTATCTCAGCTTCTTCATTACTGATACCAAGCTGACTCGTTAACTTATCTTTACCCATACCATAACTTAACCCTAGATTAATTATCTTAGCTTCCTTACGGCTTATGTTAGCCATATCTGCTACTATTTGATGAAAGTCAGCGTCATCATCGTGATAGTCGTTTGCTGCTTCTTCCGCACCATCCTGTTGCGTTATCAAAGAATAATGTACTGTAAGTCTAGGCTCTTGCTGAGAGTAATCAAAACATCCCCAGTGTTTACCCTCCTCTGGTATAAATAATGAACGTATTAGATTACCTATCATGGGATCTCTAGCTGGCACCTGTTGTAAGTTTGGATTACTACAACTAAACCTTCCCGTAACCGTACCTCCACTATCTGATCTGAGTGGGTGGAGCTCACCGTGTATCCTACCGTCAACTAAATGACCTAATATCATTTTATCTATAAACGTAGTACGAGCCTTATTAAGTTTTCTAGCCTGAGCGATAGCCATAGGTAATTTATGGTCATGAGCCTCTAGCCAGTTAGCTACAAAACTTGGTGCTTGAGTTTTAGGGGTTTTAGGATAATCTAACCCTGCTCTATCAAACACTTGAGCTAATGACTGTGCTGCCCATAAGTCTGGTTCTATACCATACCAACCCTTGACCTCTTTAATTATTTTATCTTCATCTTGCTTTAATTGTTTCTTTACCTGCTGTGCTTTATCAATATCTATCCGCACACCCTTCATCCTCATGTCTATAAGCACAGGTAATAATCCACGCTCTAAGTTATAAATATCAGTTATGTTTTCCTCACTAATACCTTTTTTTAATATCTGCCATAACCTGTATGTAAGATCGGCATCTTGCTCAGCATACATACCCACATACTCTGGTGCTAATTTATACATCTCAGATTTAGCATCAACACCGAATATCTGTGCAGCTTCTGTGAGCATAGTTTCATCTTTTATTTCACCGAGATACATTTTACCTAAACTATTAAGTGAGTAACTGTACTCATTTTCATTTAGTAACGGAGCAGCCATCATAGTATCGTGTATCTCACCGTTGATTCTATAACCTTCTGCTTTGAGCCAACCTACATCGTACTGAGCGTTATGAAATATTTTAGAGTTAGGAGCGTCTAACTGTTTCTGTAACCACCTACGAACCACATTTTTATCTAAGTTTGCACCGTTACTATGAGCCACAGGAAAGTATCCTTTCCAACCCTCAGTAGCCATAGCTATACCTATGATATGTCCTCTATCTCTACCAGCCCACCCTGGACCATGTGTAGTAAGCCACGGATCACAAGTTTCTAAGTCTATGGCTATCTCTTTCTGGTTTGTTAAATCAGGGAAAGAAGTGGGTGGTCGCCAATCTGTTTCTGGCTTTAAAAAATCCATTATCATTTGTGTCATTTTATACCCTTCTATCTAACCACTCAAAACATGCTCTACG